CTCTGATGCGAATCAAAGTAAGGCCCGTGGTGTTTGTAAGACACGGGGACCACTCTCTACCGTTAACCTGTCCACATGATGTAACATGCTTCGGGTTTGGGAGAAACTGCTAAATTAACTTGGATAATCTGTGATAACTTCAAAAGGATCGATGGAGTTCCACAGAATAAGAGTTGCTGCGTCGTCAACAAGCGTATCGTCAAAGGGAACGTAAAGAGTTCTCCCGACGAATTGCCTGTTGGCGATCAAGCAGGAAGTTAATGGAACTTCCGCAGTACCACCAGCTAACAGCGCAAAAGGAAGAACTTCTTCTGTCGAAGAAGTTATTGCGCCATAGACACCAGATGTCGTAGAAGGCAAAGCTGGGGTAAAGGTGATGTCGCGGACGTTAAGTGAAGGGTTAAAGGGCTCAGTACTTGAATCCACAGATGTGGCTGTAGACAGATCAATTGTAACTGAGTTACCTGTGGGGAAAGTTGAAAGTGTTTTGACGTTACGAATATCTGACATGGGAGGTGGACCAACCATGAAGAAGAAGTTGAAATCGTCGCCCGCAGCTTCGTAAAGCGGCGAAGCTTGAGTGTTTCCACCGAACGATGCAAGGTTGCGGCAGCGAATGTTGGTTCGAACATCTCCAAGAACAGGAGTCTGATTGGAACCAACAACATCGCAGCGTACACCCCGGTAGTACGGAGTACGCACTTCAAACGCGTTAGACACTTGTTGATTTTGCTGAAAAACAGGCTGACCATAGGATTCCTGGAAGGGAACATCTGTCTGGGCAGTCTGATCTTCGTCAAAGGACAAATAAGACTCGGCGACAACGCCAGCGGTGTAAGGCACTAATTTCGTTTGTGAAGAACCGTTGTAAAAGCGGTAAAGAAAAGATGTCATATACCATGGTGTGGGCAAAGCTTTATCTGAGAAATTTAGACGCGAAACAGTTCGCTGACCGGTAACAGGATCTTCGGTCATATGTCGGGTTCGTAATCCAACATAATTTTCCTGTTGAGATAAATCGGCATAACGTCCGTATCTCTTCATGAGAGAACGAAATGACTTGAAATATTCACCGGTTGTTTGAGCTGTAACGTCTTGTGTGGTGTGTGAAGGCACCAAAAGATTTTCATCTTCTGGAACAAATACAGTCCCAATATCGGACTGGGCGTAGCGGTCTTGGAAACCTGGTGCTAAGTTCATGACAGGCCGAGC